GTCATTTGAACTCTCAAATGGCTCACAAATTAAAGCCGCATCAACTTCTGGCGACGCTGGGCGTTCGGAAGCATTATCTTTGCTCATTATAGATGAGGCTGCTCACATTGACGGACTTGAAGATTTATGGACAGGTCTTTATCCTACGTTATCAACAGGTGGTCGATGCATTGCACTTTCAACTCCAAATGGCGTTGGTAACTGGTTTCATAAAACTTATGTCGCCGCAGATAATAAAGAGTCAGATTTTAAACCGGTTATTCTACCATGGGATGTACACCCAGAAAGAGATAGGGCGTGGTTTGAAAAAGAGACAAAAAACATGTCTCGCAGACAAATCGCACAAGAATTAGAGTGCAACTTCAATACTTCTGGTGACACAGTTATCCACCCAGACGATATTGCTTGGTTGCAAGAACAAATTAAAGAACCAATGTATAGGACAGGATATGATAGAAATTTTTGGATATGGGAGAAGTACCGAGATGTTGCTAGAGGCGATGGCGCTGACAACTCTGTTTTTCATGTATTAGATGTAGGAAAAATGGAAATAGTTGCCGAGTATCAAGGTAAACCCTCGCTTGATATGTACGCACAGATGCTTTATTCAGCTGGAATGGAGTATGGAAAATGTCTCCTTGTTGTTGAAAACAATGGCATAGGCATTTCTGTTTTTGAAAAGCTTAAAGACATGGGCTACGAAAACCTTTACTATTCAGTTAAAGGAACTCATGAGTTTGTTGAATCTAATCAAGGAGAATTCATGAGTAATGCAATAGGTGGTTTTACAACCTCAACAAAAACAAGACCTCTTATTGTAGCAAAACTTGAAGAATTTATTCGCAACAAAATTATAAAAATTCCATCTGCAAGAGCATTTGATGAGTTTAGAACTTTTATATGGAATAATGGCAAACCAGAGGCAATGAGATCTTATCATGATGACATTGTTATGTGCTTGTCAATTATGTGTTGGGTTAGAGACACGGCACTTGAGGTTTCCGAAAAAGACATGGAATATCGTAAAGCAATAATAGGTGGAATGTTTATGAAAAAGAACGTTTTGAATACAACAATAAAAGGCCAGGAAGGGTATAATGCTGATTTTGAAACTAAATATAGTAAAGAGTTAAGTCATGCAAGAAAGTTTGCATGGATTTTCAAAGGATAATAAATGGCTAAAAAAAATAGAAATTTAGGGAAAAATCCCTATAATCCACAAAATAATCTTTTTCGTTCATTGACAAGATTATTTTCTGGTCCTATAACTCAAAGAAGAACACAGCAAGGTCGTGCTTTGAGAAGAAGACATTTGGATGCTTATGCTTCTCGGTTTACATCTGCTTCCGGAAAACAATTTAAGAAGCAAGAATATAATCCCATGAACATCATGACTGTCAACATGATCTCTAATCGTAACAGAGCAGAAAGATATGTTGATTTTGATCAAATGGAGTACACTCCAGAGTGCGCTTCTTCATTGGACATCTATGCTGACGAAATGACGACCCACTCTTCACTACAATCTATGCTGAGAATTAAATGTCCAAACGATGAAATCAAAACAATTCTTAACAACCTTTATCATAATGTGTTGAATATTGAGCACAACCTATTTGGTTGGTGCAGAACTATGTGCAAATATGGTGATCTCTTTCTATATTTAGACATAGAAGAAGCAATTGGTGTTCGTGCATGCATTGGACTTCCTCCTCAAGAAATTGAACGACTAGAAGGAGAAGATGAATCCAATCCTAATTACGTTCAGTTCCAATGGAACTCAGCGGGAATGACGCTTGAAAATTGGCAGATGGCTCACTTTAGGATCCTTGGTAATGATAAGCATGCTCCGTACGGAACATCTGTGTTGGAACCAGCAAGAAGAATTTGGAGACAACTTACTCTTCTAGAAGACGCAATGATGGCATATCGAATTGTACGTGCACCAGAAAGACGAGTGTTTAAGATTGATGTTGGCAATATTCCCCCTCAAGATGTCGAACAATACATGCAAAAAGTCATGACCCAAATGAAACGCCATCAAGTTACCGATCCCAAAACCGGCAGACTTGATTTAAGATATAACCCACTATCAATTGAAGAGGATTATTACATCCCTGTTCGTGGAACTTCAAACACAGACATCACCAACTTGCCTGGTGGCGCTATGACTGCAACAATTGAAGACGTAAAATATCTTAGAGATAAGTTATTTTCTGCACTTAAAATACCTCAATCCTATCTTACAATGGGTGATGGAGCAAAAGAAGACAAAACAACACTTGCACAAAAAGATATTAGATTTGCAAGAACAATTCAAAGACTACAAAGAGTTGTTATTGCTGAACTTGAAAAGATTGGAATTATTCATCTATTCACAATGGGTTTTCGCAATGATGATTTACTTGGGTTTAAATTACAATTAAACAACCCATCAAAAATTGCTGAACTTCAAGAGCTTGAGCATTGGGACAAAAAATTCTCTGTAGCTGGAAATGCCACAGAAGGTTATTTTTCTCGTCGATGGGTTGCAGAAAACTTATTTGGTCTGTCCGATGAAGAATACATTCGAATGCAAAGAGAAATGTTTTACGATAAAAAATTCTCAGCTAGTCTAGAAGCAGTAGCAACCGGAGGTGCTGGTGGAGATACCGGCGCTGGTGGTGGCTTGGATCTTGGCGGCGGAGACACCGGTGGCGGTCTTGATCTTGGTGGAGACACTGGAGGGGCTGCTGGCGGTGGATTAGATTTAGGTGGTGACGCAGGAGACGCGGCTGCTGGGGACAAGAGCCCTGGTGCCAAAGGGGGTGATGAAAAAGATGATGTTCTCCTAGCTGAACCACCAGCAAAACGAGATGATAAAAATAAAAAGACCAGAGGTCCATATAAGAACCATCAAACATCATATTCTAAAGGTGGCTTTAAAAAACAAATGAAAAACCAAGCAACTGGAGAATATGGAAACACTTATAGAACAAAATTTCAAGGAAAATCAGGATTTGGAGGTTTGGACTCTATTGCTCGTGGGATAACTGAAGCAGTTAACACAAACGAAGAGAAAAATTTATTTAAAACATCAAAACAAGTTGACAACTTAATTGAAAGTTTATTAAAAAAGGTAAAAGAAGATGAAGCACAATAAGAAAAGAAACACCGCTTTTCTTTACGAATCTCTTGTAAAGGAATTAACAAAGGCGATTGTAAGACAACAAAAAGAGAGAAAGCAAACAATTATACAAATTATAAAAGAAAACTTTGTAAACAAATCTCCTTTGCGTAAAGATTTAGAATTATATAAATCAATTCTAGAAAACAAAGATAAGATGACAAAAGAATTTACAAACAGATTTCTTCATGAAACCAAAAAAGACTATAATTCTTTAAACAGAAAACACGTTTTCAATGCGCAAACTAAATTAATAACACAGATAAATCAAAAGCTAGGAGCAGATGTGTTTAAGAATTTTGTTCCAAATTACAAAGACATTGCTACTGTTGGCTCTTGGTTTCAAGACACATCGTCAAATGCCAAATCAAGACTTATAATTGAAACAAAAGTAAAGTCTTTATTGGTTCCAACAGATCAAACTGAAAAAGAAATGAAGCACATTGATAATCTAACCTATAAAACTTTTGTTAATAAATTTAATGAAACCTATAAAAACTCTTTAAAAGAAAATCAAAAAAAACTTCTAACAAATTACATTGTGTCATTTTCTGATAATGGACTTGGCCTGAAAACTTTTGTTAATGAAGAAGTGGGAAAAATAAAAATAAAAATTGATGAAAAGCTTTCAAAGGGTGTTGACACAATTAATGAAGAAAAACGCGAAAAACTTGAAAAAGTTGCCATAGTTTTAGAAGATTTTAGTAAAAAACCATTAGATGAGAAGTTAGTTAAAAAATTGTTTTATATTCAAGATTTGTTGGAGGAACTATAATGGTCCGAGTTAATATTTTAAAACCATCAGGCACTGATGTTGTGACATCAGAAGAAACCAGAGACGGCCAGGTTGATGTTAAAATAAAACCAACTGTTGGCATCAAGATTACAAACAGTAACTTAAACAAACATGTTTTTGAATTAAACGCTAGAGAGTCATTAGATGGAAATTTGATGATTTATGATCATAAAGACATTGACATTGTTTTAATGCAAGAACAAAAAAAAATTATTGCTTTTGCAAAAGACATATTAACAGATAGTGTTTATGGCGCAGAGTCTAGATTGTTTGAGTTTTTAAGAAAAAAAGGAATTATTGCTTATGATTCAATTCAAGGTGGAAACATTTATGGATCTATGGAAGCAAAAATTTTAGACTCAAAAAAATACGATTCTGTAAAATCTGCTTTGCTGAACATAGCTGAGTGGTTTAAGGGAGAAAAACCAATGATGGAATACATTGACTCACACGATGAGATGATGGATGATTCACTATTAGAACCAGATGATGAACATGCAACAGAACTTGGAGAAGTTCCCCATGAAGAAGAAAAGGGGTCGATTCTTCAAAAGAATTTATTTGCTCCTTATCTTTATGGAAGGTACACTTACTAATGAAGAAAATTTTGAATGAATGGCGAAAGTTTATTGTTAAAGAATCTGGGCCTTCTGTTATTTATAGCGAAGACAGTTTAGAGCCCAATTACTCTTTGTTTCTTAGTTTTGATGATGAAACTTATCAAATGGTTCTATATCGAAAAGAAAAATATGTAGATAATTTTTATATCATTGGCTATGCTTCTGTGGATCTTTTATCAGACACAGAAGACGATAGGTTCAATTGTATACCGCAGACGTATCAAGTTTCCGCAATTTATGTAGAACCAGAGCTTCAAGGAATGGGGTTTGGAAAACTTATGTATGATTTGGCATATGCTGTAATCCCAAGTGGTGCTGGACTTACCTCAGATAAATATTCTGGTACACTTCCAGCTGCACAAGGTGCATGGAAGAAGATGGAAAAATCTTCTGAATTTTTGAAAAGAGCAACTCCTATGGGTCACGATAAATTTGATTATGATGGTAAACAGACACCTAATGATAAAATGGATGACTGTAGGGCTGACATGGACCTAGGTGATAGTAACGCGACTGATCATTCAATCCAAAAGAAAAATAATTCCGACGGTGATCAACTAATTAATATGATGACTGCTCAACATGAACAAAATGATTTTATAAACAGAGAAGATGTTGAATATCGTTTACTTGATTCAGCCATCAAAAGGTTTGGTAAAATCTACTCTAACACTATAATGGGTGTCTAATGGAAATATTACATTTTATTCTAGCATGCTATGGGATGACTTTTATTTTAGTCTATGGAAAAATCTTCGAAGACTTGAGACCAAAAAAAGATTACACAAAGAAATGGAACACATTATTTCATTGTCCATTGTGCATGGGGTTTTGGGTTGGTGTGTTTATGTGGGCGATAAATGGTTTCACTGAACTATTTACATTTGAATATTCATTAATTAACGCATTTTTGTGTGGATGCATCTCTTCCGGTACATCTTATATTTTATCAATGCTGGTTGATGATTTCGGCTTTAAACATGGAGTTAAAAATGACAAGTAAAAAATGGATGCTACAACCTGTAAGACGCTGCTGCTCAGGGTCCTGACACGAGCGGAGAAAGACCGCTTATTTTTTGGAGAGTAAATAATGAAATTAACAGTTAAAAAACTAAAACAACTGATTAAGGAAGAAATAAACGAATTTAAAGAAACAAACTTCGGTGGTAGAGGTGGTGATCTAAATTATAAAGAACACTACATTCTTTTAGATTCTAAGCAAGGTGAGGGCTCCTTCAACGATATGCGCTATTATAGAATAAATGTTGATGTTGATAAAGAAGCTGTACCTGGTGATGCTTTTAATAAAGTTGGTCATCCTGAAAAGAGATTTGTTGTTATGAACAAACAGAAAATTTTCATTCCGCTTACGCCCCCCAATAAAGTTCGATACCAAGGTGGCATTGTTTATGGCACAACAGAATTTCCTAAAATGAAAGTTAATTTAGGAGATAAAGGGTTTGGTGCCGGAATAGTTAGAGATGTAAACTGGGTAACAAAAAATTCGCCAAATCTGATCGGAGATATGTAATGCCAAAACGCATAAAAACAAAACTTATAATGGAATCTTGGAGAAGATTTTTAAAAGAAG